GAATATTTTTGCTTCTTCTAGTGTTATCGGCTCTACGCTTGGAGGTGTTATCAACTTCACTGACATCCTCTTTCACCTCCGATGGCCCGTCTAAACTCTTATCCTGTTCTGCGACCCCTGCTAATATCCACGCTCTAGCTGTTTTCTCATCTATCTCTACAACTGCCCCAGCGTTGAATACTCCTCCAGCTACTCCTACTGAATGAAGCATTCTAATCCTCACATTGCTCACCTTTCTAAGTTACCTTGATGTGTAGAACTCTCAGTGCATTTGGCCTAATTACTCCGCCACCTACTCTATAATGTGCTCTGAAGCCAACCAGCCCAGACGCAGCGTAAAGCTCAGTTAAGCGCTGAATGGTTATGCCTAGTCTGTCAAGTATTCTGTAACCGCTTCTTAAGTCACCGAATATTGCCACATCAGCTGCCGTAGTTTCAGTTGGGATGGAAGGAATGTCTTCCTGGTTGTACACTGGGAACCCGGCAAAGGTGTTCGGTCTACCCGCTTGGAGAGAAGGCTGCCATAGGTACTGACCATGAGTGTCCTTAAGCAGCCTTAACGCTAGCTCAGTCTGAGAGTTAACAAGCAGTACTCCATTCCTTCTATATTGTGCCGGTACAGCGTAAATAAGAGACAGAATATCGTCTGTGGTAATACCTTTTACAACCGTACCATTTATTTTCTGCACACCAGCCGATTTTAAAATGCCTTGTGGTTCTTTACTGGCATGTCCAGCACCTATCACAAAGGCCCTATCTTCAGCTTCTGCAATTGCTCGTGCAAAAGAGTCAACGATCAAGCTTTCAAGCGCAACGTCGGTATCCATCAGCTCGTCTTCACCTATTTTTACTAGACCATAAAGGTCTTCAACATAGTGATATTCGTCACTTGGCACAAGATAAGAGGTTGGTTCTGCAAGTGGATTCGTGGAAGTTTCTAATTTGCCCCACCCTACCTGCACCTCAGTTAAGCTACGCGATCTGATCCTGTCCGAACGCACTTGTCTAACAGTTGCAAGGCCGCGTATTACGGAAATACGCGGTAACTCTCTGTATACCTCTGTCTCTAATTCTTCAGGCACAAGTATTTGTCCCGCCGTATTCTCTACTAATTTCTTCCGCTCAGTCGGTTCAAGGCCCGCCTTACCTTCGCGCAGAAATTTGAAGAATACCGACTTGTTTTCGCTGTTTTCAGCAACGCTGTCAGCTACTACCGGTCTTTTGATCATCGTTTCGAGCTGTGCAATGCGATCGTTTATTTTCTTTTCAAACTCTTCAAACTCAGCCTTTGTGTACAGGCCCTGTTCCTTTTGCTCGAACTTCTCCCTCAGTTCCTTAACTAAGCTCTGAAGTTCCACTACTTTTTCATCCATTCTTATAGTACCTCCTTCAATTTTCTAAGTTCTTCAATTGCTTCTTCCAGCACGCGACTTTCTAACTCGCCATCACTCTGCGGCTTCTCTTCTTGCTGAGTGGAATTATCCGGCTCAGCTTTCCCAAGAAGTGCATTCAGGCTTTGTATCGCTTGTTCGATTAAGGCAGTGTTCATTGTTTCATTCATTCTGCCTGCCTTAATTTCCCCCGCTGCCCCTATTATACCGTAAAGCAGCAGGTCCAAGCCACTACTTTCCGAACTCCATGGAGGTGTTCTGTCCATCTTTTCGTAGTATCGTGCAAGGTGGTTCTTAACACCGGCAATATCTCTATCAGGAATATCTACACCACCTCTAGAGCCTTGCACAGCAGCTGCAGCAGCGAATATGCCCCGAGGTACAGCCTTTAACCTACCATCTATCACATCCGCAATCGGTAGTTTGTAAGAGCCAAACAGCTCTGGGTTCTCTGAGTCATACCATACAAAAGCCTTTCTGTATTTCTCCCAGTCCATATTATCCTCTCCGCCTGCCCATTCTCTTACCCGAGACCTTGCAGCGTCTCCATCCCATGGTGTCTCCATATCAGCTAATGGAAGGTCTTGAAACGGTACAACAGCTTTAATGCTCTCAACCTGGGCAAGTGGGTTAGCAGGGAATGTTACCAGTGACCACTCCCACAGCCGTATCTCTTTTACTTTCCTAGTCGTTCCATCCCAAGCTTCTTTTACCGTATCATAGCCGATAGATAACCCACGCAATACACCTTGTTTCATCAGCGCGTATGCTTCGCGTCCTCTAGCTGTTTCAAGGTTCAACTGTCCCTTTACTCTAAGCCCACGGTTATCTTCTACTGCTGCGACAGTTAGTCCAATAGGTTCTGCAGGGTTATGCTGCCACAGTATCGGAAGCTGTGGGTTCTCTTGTAACGTTTTTCTGAATGCTCCCCGCTCTATAACGTCTCCTGTTCTGTCCACATTACCAAACACTGCCGCGTAACCTTCGAATATCCCCTGTTCGTCAATGTCCTTAACTTCAAACTTAAAACTCTTCGTGTCCACCGTTTTACCCCCTTTCCCCTTATTATTCTATAACCTCGTAAATAACAGTGCACCTGCACATAGGATGAGCAGGCGGTGTAAGTATTTCTTGCTCTCTCTTCGTAGCCCCTGGATATGTTTCTTCTAGCCCTACAACCTCGCCGTCAAGAGACTGGCAGAATTCACACGTACGTTCATCGCCAGCAGTTAACCATGTTTTTATTACCTCTCCTCTAAAAAACCCGTTAGCCTTTGCTTCTCTTATCGCCTCAAGCTGCCCCCTGTTGTAAGCATAAGATAGTTCGGTTCTAGCTATTCTGAGCGCCCTCTTTTTAAGCAAAAACTCAGCGTATTTGTTTGTAAGGTTTTCTATAACATTCTCTGATAGGTTTTCTTTTACAAGACTTTCACGATACCTTGCTACCGCCACAGCTTCCGAAGACGTAAGACCTATAAGCGGCTGAATTACCTTAGCCAAGTCGTACGGAGACAAAGGATGTTCTAAGATGTAAATCCTAAGTATCTCCCTTATAGCTTCATGCTGCGCCTCCGACAATTGTACTATTAACTCTCCGCCATGTTCACGTATCCAATCCTCGATATGCTTACCGATGTGAGTATCCTCGAACTGCTTTTTTGCATACCGTTCTATCTGACCATTCATGTACTCAACTGCGTTTTGCATCGCGTCTCTCCACGCTGGAGCCATAACCTCATTCACAAAGGTCGTGTAATCGTTTGTCCATTGCTGCACCCACTCAATCGGAACCCAGCTATACTGCATTATCTTCTCCATCTCTTGCACGGTAATCATTTCGCGCTCAGCATTCCACATTTTTCTAACCGCTCGTTGTATCTTAGGTTCGTTTTTGTCAAGGTACTCTCTAAGCACAAACTCCACATTTCTGGAATTTATCGGAACTGGTCTAATACCCTCTGGGTACCGTGGAGGTCGTGGTTGTGGCTCTGGCTTCTTCTTAACATCCATGCGTAGCTTGTATTTCACTCTTCGTTCACGCCCTCGCCTGTCATAACCGTCAACGGTATCATGTTAGCAGGCATCATTAACATGTCTCCGCCTTCCACTTCATCGTACCCAAGCATAACTCTTGCCTCATTTGGAGTTATGATACCGTTCTTTACAGCCTCTAGCGCTCTTCTCCAAACAGCCTCCCTATCTTCCTGCAATGCTTCTATCTCATCTCTGTCATAGTCAATGTATAACCTTTTATCACCAAACTTCGGTATAAGCCAGTTGTTAAGTTCGNCCTTTATGGAGTCCATAAGCGGTAGTACAGTCTCGGTGTAAAATGCCTGTCTTGCTTCCTTGTAATTACTATACGTTTTGTTCGCGTTATCCCCAATAAGCTCTGGGGGTACTCCGAAGGCTATCGCTATTTCCCTAGCTGAAAGCTTTAGGCCTTCAAGCCAATGCATTTCCGCAGGGGTAAGCCCGATCTCTTTCCAGTCGAGCCCGCCTTCAAGTAACAGCGGCCTACCGGCATTTCGCGCTCCCATGTACTGTTCCCGTATTTGCTCTTTTAGCCGTTCGAATTGATCAGGTTGCAATTCATACTGCGTTACCAAAGCGCCTGGCGGTCTCGCACTGTTTTGAAGTAGAGCAACGTTCCACGCTCTGCTCTCATTGTTTTGGTCAATGCTCCTAGCCGCAGCCTCTATTGGCGACATTCCGTACCAGTCATCAAGCGGATTAAACAGTTTCAAGTGAAGAATTTCTTCAGGCTTGAAGTTTACCGTAGCTGCCCCTACAGTGTACTGATAACCGGCAATAAGCTGCTGCGAGTTACCAGCAACCACTTTCATCCGATCAGGCCTTAATACATATAGCTCTCTTGGTGGCCCGTTTTCTGGCCCAGCAGCTTCGATGTAACTGTTACCAGCTAGCATCAAAAAGCCCACGACACTTTCGAAGAATTCACTACCACCTTGCCATGGGTTTGGCCCGTTTAGCAGTTCCTTTAATGGGTGGTTTTCCAACTCTTCTATAGTTCCATCGTTCGTAGTTCTATATACCAGCCAAGGAATACCAGCGCACGCCATAGCTATTTGCCTAACACAGGCATACACGTAAACGTTACTCCCATATCCCTCTCGGGCAAAATTAGCATAATCCTTTGGTGTCCAAACTGGCTGGCCTAATGTAGTCTCAATTATCGCTCGTGTGGTATTACTTTGTTTTACCCCGAAAAACTCTTTCAACCCCTCGAACAGCTTTATCGCCCCCCATCACAAAC